CATATTCCGGTCGTTGTGCGGGCGCAGGAAGATATAGTCCGTGTTGAGGAAATACATGTGCGAGGCCGGCGCGCCGCTTCCCGAGGTCCAGGTGATGCCTGCGCCGTTGATCGCGGAGCCGTTGCCCGCCGCGACGCCCTGGAAACCGCCGTCGAACACGACATCGGCGTCCATGAACATCAGGCTGCCGAACCCGGCCATGCCGTCATCGGTGCGGGAGATGCGCTGGATGGCCTGGAGGCTTTCCCAGTAGTAGCGGTAGTAGACGTTGTCGGCGATGATGAGGTCGGGCCGGTCGGGTCCGCGCGTCTGGGCGAGCCAGGTGCGATTCATCATGGTCTGGATCGTTGCCGAGGAGGGGACGAGCCCAGCCGTGGCGAACGATTGGTTGTTCGGGCGCCAGAAAGGCCATGTGATGCGCGAGATGCCGCCCACCGTGCCGGTCGTGCCCACGTCAGCAACGAGGAGCTGGAGGCCGCCGATCTGCTTGCCGCCGTCAGCGGTGCCGTCCGAATAGCAGTCGCTCGACAGGTTGTTCTCGAAGGTGCGCTCGGCGTTCCCGATGCGGGCATCGAGGAGGTTGATCATCCGCTCGCGGCCCGAGTTCTGGATCATTTCGAGGCCGGAGATCGAGACCGCAACCGCGGCCTGCGCGATCGAGAACTGCGCCGCCGTGAATACGTCCGAGGGCGTGATGTTCAGAACGTCGTAACCGGAATAGCGCTTGTAGGTGCCGTTTTCGCTGTATTCTAGTTCTTGCACGATCGCCTGGCCGCCATCGAAGCCCTTGATCTTCCCTCGTTCGGAGAGGCGGCGGAGGAGCGCGTTGTTTTTTGTGACGTTATCGGCGAGCTTGCGTTGCCGGTTGTAAAGGGTGGTCGTGGTGATCTCACCCCACTGGATATTCGGGCTTGCCATCCTCTATGCTCCATCTGGCGCCCGATAAGGGCGCGCTGGGAAACGGGCGTCTCACGACGGCCGGGGTTGAACGGTACGGCTCAGCCAGCGTCTACTTCCGCCACTGCCGCCGCGATTTCATCGCGCAAAGAACGTGGCCCTTGCCGCTCTGCCGGCGATCCTCCGGTCCCGGGGGAACCGTTGATGCTGGAAGCGGCCCGCGTTGCTCTCTCCGCCTGCGCTTTCCGTTCGGCTGCTGCTTTTCGGGTAGCCTGGGACCGTTGGTCTGCCAGTACCTTGGAGCGGGTCTCCCGGTTCGCGTACACTGCCCGATCATAGAGATCAGGAATTGTAGGCATTCTGCCCTGAGATATCTCTATCTGGGCGAGGACCATCATATCACGTTCGAGTTCGGCAAAATAGGGGTGTTTCGCGGCCCCCGTTTCGTCTTTCTCGTTGGCGAAAGCGTCGATCTGCGCCTGCGTCGACATCTCGCGCTGCTGCTGCTCCGCCTGATCGCGCTGGTTGATGCGCTGTTCAAGCCGCGTTATGGTCTCGGCCACTTGCGGTGGGATGACGGCTGCCGGAGCCGCGCCATTGCCGCCATTCGGCTGCCCTCCGGGGATTTGCTCGCCACGCAGAAGCGCCGCCACGGCTCCGGGGTCGATGTTATAGACCTGGATCATGCGGGCGACGTGCTGGGCGCCGCGCTCGTTCACTCCGCCGCGAGAGGCGACATCGCGACCCTGGATCATATCCTGCTCGATCGACGCCCATGCCCGTATGATGTCCGATGGCGTCTGTCCGCGCTGCTGCATACCCTGAAGGTGCGGCTGGAATAATTCCATCGCACCCTGATACTGGCGCTCGATCTCGGCCGCCCGCTGCAGCCGCGGAGTAAACCCGGCCTCGATCGCCTTGTATCGCTCGACCACCTTTGCCTGATGCTCTTTCGGGAGCCCGGCGATCAGATCCTTGTCGGCCTGTGACCAATGCTGCGGGACATCCGCGCTCGGCTCGGTAACAGCCGGCGCAGGAGGCTCCCCTTCGCCCTCATCAAGCGGAAATTCGGGTTCCGGCGCGCCTTCAGGCTTCGGCTCAGCCGCCTCTTTCGGCAGAAACTTGCCGTCTGGCCCACGCGCCCGCTCGCCATCGCCCGCTTCCTGACGCTCCTCGCGCGGTTCCGGCGCCTCGCGTGCTGGACGTTCGGGACGTTCGGTCTCCTCAGCCTCCGCCGCATCGACGACCTGCGCTAGAACCGACCTCAGGTCTTGGCCTTCGTCATCAGGTGGCATCACTTCGCCTTTCTGTACCGTTTACACCAATCTTCCGGCTGAATCCGCCCGCTCACGACCTCGCAAGAGCGCGGCGGCTGCCAATGGTCGCATATTCCACAATGGTTCGCCTTCGCCGCCGGATGCTCATAACCAACCGACGCCTTGGACACCTTCGCGTCCTCGGCATCAGCCGAGCGGTGCAGCGCATCACGAACGCTTGGGTACTCGGCCATTGCCCTTCGCCTCGACGGTCGCCGCCGCATCCTGAACATCGTCCTTGACGCTCTTGCCGTCGTCGGACTTGGCTTTCGGCTCTGCGCCCAGGCGATGGATCAGGATCTCGATCCGGCGATCCGGCGACTTCTGGCCCTCCCGCGCACTGTCCGAGGCGCTGACGACACGCCCATGCGCCTCGATCCGGTACTCGTCCCCCGGAGCCGGCGTTTTCTTCATCCCGATCTTGTTCATGCTGTCGTGGTCGAGGCTTATGCGGAGCCCGTGGTGGTAATCCTCGTCCGAGTCCATCAGAGACCCGTCAAACCGGGCGCGTGCTTTCTGCTCGGCCTTCGTGCGCTTCATGTCGATGAGTTTCATCCCGCTTTCTCCGTTTGGGGCATTCCTGTTCGTGGCCCCCATCCGCGCGTCGCATCAAAATAATTCCATATCTGATCCGCAAGGTCGCGATCGGTTTTCTGTAGAATTTCGCATACCTCTTGACGCAACTCCCATGCGCCTCGATCCGCAGCACGTATCTCGCGCAATCCAAAAATCGAGGCCATTTCAGCCAAATCGGCAATGCCATGCTCATTCTGCCCACGGACAAGAATCTGACACGCCTCCGCCTCTTCTTTCGTCACGGCAAAACCCTTCCGATCGGCACCTTCGCCGCCCGCTCGCTCGCCGCCCGAGCCTCCGCATGCGTCTCCGGCGACGCTTCAAGCGCCGCCTTGATGTCGTCCCGCGCCGGAGGCAATGTTTCACGTGAAACCCCCTTCGGGTACTCGTTCCCCACCTCGAATGCTCCATGCGCGCGCAGATGGTCACGATGCTGCGACCGCGAGGTGATCGGCTCCCGCGTGATCACGCTCCGATACGGCGCGATGTCGCTCTGGATGTAAGGCCCGCGCCTCGGCGGCAGCGGCGCATCGAGGTCCAGTTCGACCAACTCGCCATTACGGATGACGTAACGATGGCGGCTCATACCAATCCCTGCGTGTTCCGTGCCTCAATCCGCGCCAACCGCGCCTGGTCGAGCGCCTCCTTGCCCACCATCTCGCGCCCCCGAAGCGCCAACTCGGCAATCCGCAACTGGTTCTCGGCCGCCGCCCGTTCCCGATCGGCCTGCGCCTCGATCTGTGCCGAAATCAGCTTCGTGGCGTTCGCCTGCTGGTCTGTCTGCGCCTTTGCCGCGGTCTGCTGCTGCTGCGCCTGGAGCTTGGCGCCCTCAACCGCCGTCTCCGCCTCGATCTCCTGCGGCGATTTCGTGTTGCCCTTACCCTGCGGAGGAGGCTGCGGCGGACCCTTCTTCATCCCGTCGACGAACTGCTCAAGCGCCTCCTCGATCTGGCGCGAGGCCGGGAAGGCGCGGAACCCGAACTTGAGCAACTCGCCCGCGAAATCCGCGATCGGCCCCGATTGCGACATCTGCGGGATCAGGACTTCCGACAACGGCAGGATTGCCCGCATGAACTCGGTAATCGCTGCCTGCTCGGCCTGCTCATCCGCCGCAACCGTGCTGTCGGCCTCGATGTCGATCTTATAGGAGGTCGCCACGTCCTCGCGGATCAGCGCGCACGCATCCTCGAACTCCTGCTGCCGACGCTGAGTCTCGGCGTCCCACGCCTGCTTCAACTGCATCCATTGCGCGAATGCAGGGTTCAGCGTCATCGGCATGCCCCGAGGAGGATTTGGTCCCCCAAAGGCATTCGGTTGGGCGAAGGGAACCACGTTCGAGCCGATCATGGCGCCCAATCCATCTTACGAGGCATATCGTTAATCCATTGGCGATGTTCCCCTACTTGACTAACTGATCGGGGCATGGCATGCTCCTGCCTGTCGAGAGGGAGCGTCAAGATGGCCCGTGCAAAACAGACTCCGCAGATTAAGCAGATGACGATCTCGCAATGGGAAGCCGCCTTCCCCGACGAGAACGCCTGCGCTGCCTACCTGGTCGAGCATCGCTGGGGCGACGTGATTAGCTGCCCTCGCTGCGGCAACGTCGCGGTCAAGGCGCATGGGACGCTGCCTTGGCATTGGCACTGCAACGAATGCTCGCCTTCCAATACCAACTACCGCTTCTCGCACATTACCGGGACGATCTTCGAGAACACGAATAAGCCGCTGCGCGAATGGTTCCGCGTCCTGCATCTGATGTTGACCAGCAAGAAAGGCATCAGCGCCCGGCAGCTTTGGCGCATGATGGATTTCGGCTCGCTCAAAACCGCTTGGTACATGGCCCATCGTCTCCGCGCCGGGATGGCAAACGAAGATTTCCGCAAGCTCATGGGGATCGTGGAAGTGGACGAGACATTTGTGGGCGGAAAAGCGCACAACAAACATTGGGACAAACGCGATGGTGGCGGTCGCGGCGGCCTGGGATCGGGCAAGATACCTGTCGTCGGTGCGGTCGCACGCAAGGGTAAGGTGGTCGCGCGGGTTATTGAAACCGTGAGCGGCGACATCCTCAAAACCTTCGTGCGCGGCGCGGTTTCTGAAAAGGTGAGTTTGTTGGTTACGGACGAATGGGTCGGCTATCGCGGACTGGACAAGGATTATCCCCACCACGTCATCCGGCACACTTCCGGCCAGTACGTCGTCGGCGCTATCCACACCAACACGATTGAAGGCTTCTGGTCGATCTTCAAGCGCGGCGTGGTCGGCACATTCCACAAGGTCAGCGCCAAGTACCTGCCGCTGTATGTTGCGGAGTTTCAATTCCGCTACAACAACCGCGACAATGCCGACATCTTCGGCGAGGCGATCCGGGAATGTTAAAACGGACGGCGATTGCCGTCTCGCTCGCTTCACTGGGCCTCCTTTTAATCGACTTCGGCTCGTCATTTTTATTACCTTGTGCTCTCTATTATGAGCGCGCACGCAATTATAGTAGCAGCGATTCCTATAATGATTGCGCCCATAATGGCGGGGTGATCGTCGCCGCGCTTGAATTGATTTGGAGCTTCAAACCCGAAGCGTGGACTGCTATTGCAACTATTGTTATCGCCGCCTTCACTTGTACCTTGTGGCTTGCCACCAGTAGGCAGGCTAGACTCACAAGACAAGCCATTAATCTCTCCAGAGAGGAATTTAACGCTACGCACCGCCCTAGGCTTATTATTCATTTCATTAGACGTTTCGTCGAGCATCCCGACCATCCGGCCAGCGCGCAATCGATCGCTATACGCTTTAGAATTATGAATATTGGCACTGGCGATGCTGTGGTTGTCGGTAGTCGCCTGCGGGTCGATCACTATATGCCATACGAATGGCCCTTCCCTGACGATCTGGTCGGCGCCAATTTTTTTGCTGGCCAGCGGTTCAAGGTGGGTGTCGCGCGAGAAGAAATAATTAGATCGGATATCCATAGCGATCAGCATCAAGCGGTAGGAGTTAGCGGATCGCTCTACTTTATCGGCTGGATCGTCTACAAAGATACCATGGGAAATCCGATTACCACCTATTTCTGCCGGGAATATCAGTCCATGAGCGGTCGCTTCATCCCAGCCAAGAACTGCGATTGGGAGAATGCTCATTAGAACGCCGGCCTGTCGCAACCACCTTCTCATGGCCGCCCCCGATAGTCAAGTTCGGGAACATCGCCAATCCATTTAGGCAATGCAGCCTCAAATATGGCGCGATCCCCCTCGGAAAGCGTCGATCCTACCGCATCGGCAACGTCCCGCGCGAATATCTCAACCTTTTTGCCCCGCAAACCAAACATCTGCTGGATCGTCTGTCGCCAATGATCCACCGCGTCGCCCTGAGACGCACCCCCGTCAATAGGCATGCCAGGACGCCACTCAGAATGCCGTTCGCGCCACAATCTAAATGCGGTCATCAACACATCGCGAACATCCTCATCCTTCACTTCCGTCATATCCCCGATCATTGTTCAAACCTATTAAATATACGATTTGTCTGCTCAATAACCTCCTCTGCTGTAGGAATCTTACCCTCGACTAATCGATGCAATAATTGCACGAGGAATGTTTCCGGCTTAGTTAGCCCTTCATCCCCCGCCTCTACCTTCATCCGCCAAAAGGCAGTATCCCAATCGGGGTTCCATTTTATAACGCTCATCGCGTCATCTCCTCATCGGTTTTTGTCCCATACCGTCGAACCGCCAGGAGTTTCGGCCCTCAAACGAGCAAGCACTTCCAGCACTCGATCCAGTTTCTGCCGCGTCTCCGCCTGAAACGCATCATCCCCGTGCCGGCGATCCTCCAACACCAACACCCGGGCCTCCACCCGCGCGAGGTTCTTCGCGCCGTCAACGCTCACGTCGTGGATGCTCGTCCACAGCGATAGGTAAACTCCGACAATTCCCCCCGTCCCAACACAGAGGATCGTGAACGCTTGTAGGAGATGGCCCGCGGTAATTTCCGGCGTGAAATTGAGGTTTAGCGCCACCGGCCACCTCCACCCTAAAGTTCGCGCGACACTCATCGCACACCTGCCGCTTGTAGAATATCAAACATTGACCCGAATTGCGTGGGTTTATAGTCGTGGTCGCGATCCTGCCTCGGTCGGCCCTTGTCTTCCGGCACCGCCGGCATCTGGGGCGGCGGCAGCGGGCGACCTGTTCCCGATGGCCCGAGGCTCGCTGTGTCGAACGGGTCGTGCTCTACCGGAATCAGGTGCGTCGCGCCAGCCGTGCCGCCCCCGATGGTCGCCGCGCCACCCGCCACAAGCCCCGCGAGCCCGTATTTCTTGATAATGTCGATCAGCTTGTCGTCGAAAACGACGTAATTGTGCGTGCCCTCGCCCGCACCCCGGCTTCCCTGGTCAAGATAGCGGATGCCGGGGATGCCGGCTTCGCGAAGCGATCGAGACGCCATATCGCCCCCTGGTATATTTAAGGATGATCCGCCAGCGTTTACGTATCCTCGCAATATATTATAGAGGTTTTCCGGCATCATTTCTCCAGATCCCGGCAATCCGTATTGCGCTCTGGTTTGTGTTCCTTTGTCCATATTTGCTTTAATTAAACTTGCAAACGGTTCATTCCGCAGCGCCTCCTGCACCTTCTCGCTCTGCTGGCTCAACGGCTTGTCCCAATCCAGGAAATGCTCGGGGTCCGCGTTGATCCGGGCTTCGTACATGCGGCCCGGCGGTTCTTTCGCTCCTATCAATGCATCATAATTGTTTGCCGCATCATACCAGGTCTGCCTCGCGGTCGGGTGCTGTTCCATCGCCTTCTTGTTCAAAAGATCAATGGCATATGTACGAGCTTCATCGCCAGTCAGACCAGCATTGGATGCGGCCGATTCCGCCTGTCTCGCGAAGCTAGCGGCCCCCGTTCCTTGGCCCACGGGCGCGTTCAAATACCGATAAGTCCATGCGACTGGCTCGCTCTCAGCAAAATACAACCCATGCCCGTAAGCCTGCGCCCCCTCGCCCGTTCCGATCTTGGACATGTCGAACCGATCGAAGTCGTAGGGCGAGCCGTGAAACGCCTTAATCGCCCCCACGCCTAAATCCTCTTGCGGATATAAAGATACTCTTACCGTATGTTCCCCTTGCGCTCCCGCATTAGGATGAGTGTACTCAACATATCGAGCACCTTCCTGTCGCGCCATCGGAAACGCAGCATTCAGGGCGTCTTGAAGATCATCACCATTGTCCATTGCATCAAATAAAATATCGTCAACATTCATTATTTTTCCAGATTTGGGAGATATGGCTGTGATGCGAGGTTCTCCGGAACCATATCCTCCCAAATGCACCCCGCGCGCATATTGCAGCGCTTGAGCCGGATCGCTCGTCATGTAAACCTCACTGCCGGCTTTCGCTACATTGAATGCTTCCTGGCCGCCGTGATACCAAAGCGACGACGGCTTAATCGCCCCCGTTGTGTCAGCCAGCATGCTCGGCACGGCCCCAATTGCTTCGCGCCCAAGCGTAGCCGCGCCACGCGCTATAGGTGCCCCCAGTGTCGCTAGAGAGGCCAATCCCGCTCCCATCTGCCCGACGCCTTGCAATGGCTCGCCGCGCCCGAATGCCTCTGCCCCCGCCTGTATGTCCGGGATCCCGGTCATTCCCCATAGATTGCGCGCAGCCTCCTCGCCCGAAGGCGGCATCGGCTTGCCCATCACCCGATAAAGTTCTGCCGCGCTAGGCCCTACTGCCGCCTCTGGATCAAACGGATCGTGGTCCACCGGGATCAGCGACGGCGGCGCAAACGGATCGTGATCAACGGGGATCAGGTCGACCATCACGCCACCATCAGGAACTTACCCGGGCGCCTCGGGTCAGGCACATAATGCCGACCGTCCGGGGCCAGCCTTGCCCCAGGCACAGGCGGCGGAGGCGCCGCAGGGGATGGGGTAGCGCCTCCGCTACCTGGCGCAACCTGGGGAGGTTGGGGGATCCCCGGCTGCATCGGCGGACCGCCGTTGTGCCCCATCATCGGCGGCATCCCCAGCGGTCCCTGTTGCGGCATCGTCTGCGGCGGCGGAGCCGGAATCATCATCGGCGGCATCGGCGGCATCTTCGGTAGCGCCTCCGGCAACCCCACCATCTGGCTCAACGTCTGCACGCTGAAGTGCTTCGCCATGACATGCGCCCGCAGCCGCATCAAATCCCGGGCGAACCTCGCCACCTGCTTCTGCGACCGCGTAATCCGCCGCGTCGCGAACTGCGCCTTCAACTGCTGCGCCCCCAGCGTCTCGTTCGGGTTCGTCTCTCCCCGCAGGATGTCCGCCATCCCCGTAATCTCGTAAAGCGTCCGCTTCACCCGCTCCCGCGCATCGTAAAGCTGGATCAGAACCTTCGCGATCTGCTCCATAGGAGCCCAGACGATCGCGTTCTGCAACCCGCCCTTCTCCATGAAGAGCGCCCAGCCCTCGACCGGGATGAGCTGGTTCTCGACCCCATCCTCGCTGAACATCTGCGAGATTACCGCCTTGTCCTCGCCCGCGTACAAGCCCACGACCTTCAGCGCCGTCGTCAGCTTGTCGATGCGCCCCGTCAGGATATCGAGCTCGATCGCCTGATCCTCGTACTCCGAATAGTCCGCCCGAGGTACAAGCGTCTCATTCGTCGTCGTCGCGCTCAACGGCCTCGGTGCCGGGAAGAACCCCGGCAGTCCCAACGGATCGTCTTTCGTGTCCAGCGGTCCGTCAGGGTACGACGGCGCGACCCATATCGCTTTCTTCTTCTGCCTATCCCAAATCTCCCACACCATCGCCTTCTTGAACGCATCGGCCTGCGGACCCTTTAGGCCATCCTCGTCCAAGCCCTTCGGCGTATAGTCCAGCACCACGTCGTTGCCGATCTTCTTTCCGAAACGCTCGACCAATTCGTCCCGCGTCAGGTACGACCGGAACGCCTGCCACCAAACCTGGTCCTGCGTCCGCGCCGGGCTCTGCCGAAAATCCTCCCAGAACACGTATTTTATCGGCGCCCGTTCTCCGGTGACCGGCCGGAACGTAGGCTTGCGGCCATCCTCATCCTCTTCCCCATCCGGATCGTCCTCGGGCTCCCCGAAACTTGGCTCATAGAAGACGCGGGCAACCCCACGTCCCGGCAGCAAGCGATCCTCGACCACTTGCTCCATGACCTCGTTGAACTCGTCAAGGTCATCCTCATACGCGAGCGCCCGCTCAAGGATGTCCGCGCCCATGACGGTGATCGGATCGTCGTCCGCGTTCTTGTGCCGGCGCTGCACGTCCGGCTTCGGCGTCCGCCCGTAGAGGATAGGCTTCAGCGTCTCGACATTGCTCCACAGGATGTTGAACCGTGCCGGACTGCCGCTCCTCCGACTCCCCGCAAACCCCATCTGCTCGCGACGCTCGTCCCGATACCGCTTAACAATCGCCCGGCCCGATTGCACGAAGCGCCGGTCCGCGCGCTCCGCCAGCTTCAGCTGCTGCAGCCAGAACCGCGCAACCGCGCTCGCATCGGTGCCGAGATCGTCCCGCTTCTCGATCGGGTTGTTGTATGTGGCGACATCGTTCTCAGCCATGCGACCATCCGATCATATCGCCGTCCAAAGCCAATAGGCGATCGTCCACGCCAACAGCGCGCAAAACACAAACAGCGGCAACGCGCCGCGGCCACGAATGTTGGGATAGGGAGGCGGCATGTTCATGGCCGGTAGACCGCCGCGATGTGGCGGCTGAGGGGGAGGGGGATTTTGGCGATCATGGCGCTGGCGGCCTTGCGGGCGGGGGAGCGGCTGGAGGTCATGCGGCTGATCTTGCCCTCGCCGGCGAACCACATGTCGAACCCCACTACTCGATAGCCTTCGGCCAGCAGCCCCTCGGTCCAGCCGCCGAGGCCCGCGAACAGATCGATGGCGAGCGGTTGAGTCATGGCGATACCGTGTATCACGCTTTGCCCGTTTCCCGCACGCAATCCGTAGGCTCGAGCGCCGCGTCGATCATGCCATCACCCGATCCGCTGCGGCCGGGCGCCTCGAACCCCATCCCGCTTCCGCTGCCATGCGTCCAACTCTCCGAACGTCATCTCCGTCAGCCCCCGGATCGGCTCGACCCGCTCCGGCAACTCGTCCCCGTGCATGAGCGACCCCAGCATACGCCCGAAGAGGCTCAGCACGTCAACCTGGTCATCATGCTTCCCCGCGGGAAATCTCAGCATCTCCGACACGAGATCCGTGGCCCATGTCGCCCGCTTCGGAAAGTACACCTTCCCCATGCTCAGCCGCGCCCGTATCCCCTGCGCCCGTGTCTGCTTGTCGTTCGCCGACACATACTGCCGCCGATACCCGTAGATGCGGCGCTCCATCTGCCGCCGCACGATGAACGGCCCGAGGCTTCGGATGATCTGCCCCTGCTCCTCGCCCCACATCAGCGGCGACCACTGCTCCATCAGATCCAGAAACGCCTCGACCCAAGCTTCCGAGTCCGTCTGCCCGCGCCACCAATCCAGCAGGTATATGTTATCGCCGGGATCCACACCGATAACCCCGTGAACAGTATAATCCCCACCCGCCGACGTAACGGCGTAATCGGAAGCGCCATACGTGCGAAGGGTCCGAATATCCGGCTGATGATCATACCACCTGATCCACTCTGCCTTGAAATAGTCGCCCGTGTCAGGCACCGGCTGCTGCTGGTAGAGCGCCGACCAGTTCCGCGTGTCGCGCTTCGCCTCGGCGAACATTTGCGGGGTGAACCACTCCGGCCACAGCAGTTCGCCCGGCGCCCGGCCTAAAGGGTCGTCCTCGCCGGCCTCGGCAGGCAGGCTCAGCACCTCCCATTGCTCGCCCCCGACCTCCTGCTCGGCGAGGAGGCGTCCGGCGAGATCGTGATCCGACCACCGCGTCAGGATAATCACAATCCTGCCGCCAGGCTTCAGCCGGGGCCAGAAATCGGCTTTGTACCAATCCCAGACCCGTTGGCTGATCGAGGCGCTATCGGCTTCAGCGCGGCCCTTGACCGGGTCATCAATGATTCCAAGGTCGGCACGACGGCCTGTAAC